TTGACCGTGACCGTATCGTTGCTCGGCGTTCTGGTTGCTTTCTTGATCGGATCAGATTCGTCAGCCACGTCAACATCTGCCGAGATGACGTGCGAGCCGATCAGCACTTTGCCGTAAGCCACCGGGATCGTGGCACCAACGCCAACCGTGTTTTGCGCTCCGAGATAGGCGTAGGACTGCTGACCGTCAGCGCCGCGATTGACTGACTCTGGCCGCGTTGCCCGAAACTCGCCCCTTGTGCCTGTGCCAATGCCTAAATCAGGTTGTGGCGAAAGCATTTGCGTGACTCCGCCAAGGATTAGAGTCGCGCCAATAGTTCCCAGAGCAGTACTCACTGCCACAGGAGCGGCTAAGCCCAACAAGCCAATCGTTGCCCCACCAGTAAAAAATGCCGCGCCGATTAGAACAGCGCCAACAATTACGCGAGTAAAAGGGTTGTCATCAGCGCCACTAAGGACAGGGACCAAAACCAAATCGTTCTGCCCAATCGGCAGATGCAGATCATCAAGATTTAGATCAACGCCAGCCTGCAGAACGCGATATGCAACACCCTTTTCATGCGAAGTTAGAAGTTCATCGCGAAACGCTGGATAGTTAATGCACAGAAGCTTGATGGCATCAGCAGGCGTGCGGAGATTGTGATAGACGTGCTCAGCGCCATACCTCTCGCCTAAATCACCCAGCAGTCGGACGACTTGCTGCATATCGAAAGACCGCCGCGACCCTTGCCAAATAGTATCTGCTCAAAGGCACCACTGCACTTAGCGAGTCGCGTTGCTGGTGCAGTATCCGCTCATCAGGCAATAGAACAGCCGCGTGCATGGGCGTGCGAGTTGCCATCCGCATAATCAACACATCGCCAGGCTGTCGAGTTTGCAACGTCACCGGCTTGAAGCCGATTAGCTCAGCTTGATCAAGAAAGATGCTTTCGCAGGTCTCTGTGCTTTCCGGCCGTTCGTAATCAGGCAGCTCAACGCCTTGAAGTTTGAACCAATCGCGCACCAACGTAAAGCAGTCAGCCTTGCCGTACTCCCACTGGCGGCCAATTAGGGATCGATAGTCAACCACTTGCCCTCCGGTAGCTCAAAAATGTGCCAGGGCACAGAGCCCTCACTACACACAGTTTGGTCCCACTCGCTTGCAGGGCCACCGTGCGGATGCGAGTGAACGACGGCCTCGACTTTGCCCATCATCGCGGCGACGGCGTAGTCCCTTGGCTCAATAACGAAACGATGCTCTGGCTCGTCTGCGATGTTGCGGCACGGCCAATACTGCCCCTTGATGACAAGACCGCACGCCTCGCGTGGGTAAGAGCGTGCAGCATGTGCCTCAGCGTCAGATCTGAAGTCGGGCACCTGGGAAACCTCCGAAAGGTAGATCGCCTTCAGGAAAGCGCAGCGTGCAGCTGGTGTAACGCTTGCCGCACACATCGTTAGCTTCAGTCGTCGGGTTGTTGTTGATGTCGAAATAGTTGGTGCCCTTGTAGCCGCAGGTGCTTTCCTCGCGGTAGACCCACGGGCAATACTCCATCACTTGACGACGCGGAAGCGCAACATTGATCAGATCAAGTTTGCTAGCTAGCTCGAACTCCACCAGCTGCGGATTTTCAGTGGCGACTCGATCGATGTAGTAAATCTGATCCTCAAACTTTGCTGTTGGATCAGCGGTTGCGTTGGTTCCGCCTGTGAAGTTCACTGCATCCAAGAACTTCTTGCAGGTTTGAATCCGGGTGACCTTGGCCTGCAGCGGGTTGTAAAGCAACAGCAGAGACGAGATGGCGTTGTTGGTGTTGCCAATCCGCATCGTCGGGCGTGGAAGCACGCCTTTAGTTGACGCTTGAAACCCATCAACCTCAATAGCTGTCGCCGTGTATTCCTGACCGGCAAAGGTGATGTTTGCGGTCAGCTCGTTCGTACCAGCGTGGTAGTAATACGTCTGATCGACGCCGTTGACGGCCTGCGTTAGCTCCAGCTGAAACAGCTCGATAATTGCCGACGGCTCAAGCGACTGCAGCTGCTCTTGGATCGACTGCGGCGTGCTCATGCTTCAAACACCTGCTCAAACGTTGTGGTCAGCTGAACGCGACCTTTTGTTGTCATCGTCTTGTTCCAAGCTCTACAGCGAACCTTGATGCTGCTGCTTTCACCCGGCGGCGTGAAGGTGAACTTCTCGGTGCCACCACGGGCATCTAAGAACGTCTCAACGGTGTCTGATTCCGACTCAGACAGGTTATACGTCAGGCTGAATGACTTCGGGTTTTGGTTGATGCCAAGGCTGCCTACTTGCTCGTAGCCGCTGCCAAACCGCGCCGTGCGAGTAATCGGCTGGCTGGCCTTTGTCGTGCCGTATGCAGGCTGCAGGTTGACGGATGAATCCCAGCTTGCGGTCATCGGCTCAAGAGTCCCCCAGGTCGCTGTTGCTTAATTATCTCGCCCTGCACAGCGGCGCCAATAAGAGCACCAAGCTGACGGGACGAACCTTCATCTCCCTGCACGCTACTGCCGCTTGCATCGACATTCACGACGACGTTTGCGCCGCCAAAGCCACCGTTAGGGACGATGGTGCCAGCACGATCAGGAACGAACAGCTCAGGGCCGCGCTCACCGACGACTGATGGGCGACCAACAGGTGGGCGACCACCGTTGGCAAAAAAGTCAATAGGCGAAAAACCACCGCCAAAGAAGTTAGTGCCAGAGGTTGCCACTGAAGGAGCAAAACCACCGCCACCGCCGCCAAACAAGTTGAATCCGCTGAGAGCATTGAGCAGCTGCTGCTGAAGGATCAGCCTTGCCATTTGCTTGATAACGCCAAGCAAAGAATCAGACAGCGATTTAGTGCCTTCTACTGCGGCCAAGATTCCATCAACAATCCCGTTGCGGAATGTGGTGTTCAGCTCCTCATAGGCGTGCTTTTGCTCTGCAATTTTCTTTCTAAGTTCATCTTGATGCTTAATCTGCGCCTCAAAATCGTCAGCACGTTTTTGTGCAATTTCTTCGTCGATGCCTTTGATCTTTTGCCTAAATTCAAAATGCGCTTGATTTAATCTGTCTTCTTTTTCTAGGGGTAATAAATTAGCTTCAGAGATTTTTTGCTTTGCGACCATAAGCTCTAATGTTGCTGCTAATCGAGCTTGCTCTCCTTCTTGTGCAGCCCTTAACTGATTGTTTAGGTCAAGCAATTTTTGGGAGATGTCAGATCGTTTGTCGTCAATTTTAGGTTCAAGAGGTGTAGGCACTTTTATTTCTCCTGCCCTTTTTTCTAGTTTAGCAATACGGTCATCTGCGTCTTTAATAATTCTCCTCATCCGCCTTTGAAATGGAGAGTTTTTACCCATACGGCCTGTTGGGCCTGCCTCATCGATTTGCTGCTGTGCTTGAGCTTTTCTGAGTTCTTCAACCTTGATTGCAGCTTTTAGCGCTTCCTCGCCACCAAATTTAATCAACTCGTTAAATTCTTTTTGTTTGCGATTTTGATTTATCAAGGCAGTCGTCAGCAGTCCGACTCCAAGCGCAACAGCACCAAAAGGGAGCGCTGCCATTGCTATCTTCAAAGCTCCTGCAGCAGCAGCAGCAATATAAATTTTTGCTCCAAATACTTTCAAAAGAGCAATTTGTTGCGCGAAGAACCCGCCAAGCTTGCTTGCAACAAAAATCGCAATGGCTTTATTCAAAGCCACGACAGCCCCAGTTGCCAACGTTGTGGCAATAATAAAAGTCTGAACACTTTTCGGAAGTTCATTAAATGACTTCAACAGATTTGTAGCCCCTTGAACCAAGGGAATGATTGCGGGCAATAAATTTTCAGCTATCACTTTGCTCAATTCAACACCTGCATTTCGTAAATTTTTAAACTGCTGAGCAGGACCTCTCATTGCCTCTTCAAGTTTTTCAGCACCCTCTGTTTCAACTCTTTTCAAGGCTGCAAGAACAATTTGGCTTGTGATCTTGCCCTCTTCACCTAATTTTTTGAGAGAACCTGTCGTCGTGTTCATCTCAAGGGCGATGGCTGTTGCAATCAATGGCGCTTGCTCAAGAATTGAATTTAGTTCTTGGCCCCTCAGCACACCACTGCCTAAGGCTTGAGTCAGCTGCAAGAATGCACCTGAAGATTCAGAAGCAGTAGCACCGGCCAATTTTGCCGCGATATTAAAACCAGCAAATGTTGATTCAATATCTTCCAAGCTGACTCCCATAGGGCTGAGTCTTGCAAGCAATCGCGCGACACCAGTATTAGCCTCCGTACTACTTAATCCAAACTGACTTGCTGCTCGTGAAGCTATCTCAAGAGCCTCTGCAGTTTGTCCAGAAGAGGCGCTTAAAAGCTTGATCCTGCGTTCTGCTTCAATAGCGTCCGTACCGGCCTGCAAGATCCCAGACGCTGTAACCGCTCCTCCAAGCGCAACGAAAGAATTTCTGAGGGTTCTTACTATCTTGTTGACGCCAGAAACCTCTGTACCCAAATTTTTATACGCCGCGCCTGCTCTTGTTGCCGATGTAGTCCCTGCCTGTCCAACTCTGTTGAAAGCACCTTGAGTAGCGTCAATTCCTTTTTTTAGCTTGTCCGTGCTTTGGCTCAGGGCTCGCAAAGCCCGCTGTGGCTGCTGCGCCTTGATAAGCAGTTCGACTGTAGAAGAAACAGTTGCCACACTGAACCAGCCAATAGATCAATACTACCGCTGCTTCATCTTGGCGCGATCCATTGCCTTCTTCTCCTCATCCCGCCTGATCTCAAAAAACGCAGCAAAATGAACAAGCTCCGCATCGGTCAACTCCGTGCGAAGCCTGCTCACAGTCATCCCCAGCTCGCAGGCCAGATGGAACTCAAACAGAGCCCACTTGTCCTGCTTCAGTCGTTTTTTGCTTCTTCCATGTCGGTGTCTTCACCGACACCAAACAGGAACAGCTCAATCTCGTTCAGGACGGTCTCAGGCAGCTCACGTTGAAGCTTGGGTGCGTCAGCGGCAACAAATGCCTTTGTGCCGTCCTCAAGCTCAGCCATCTGGCAGAGCATGTGCGTTGAGAGGTCTAACGCCTCTTCACTGTTAGAAAGATTCTGAGCACGCTTGCGGTCAGCTCGCGTGATCGGCTTGAAATACAAATCGATCAGTTTTTCGCCAGCAGAGTTTTTAAGCTCAAACTTGCGACGCTGGTTGAGGTCAAATGCCCCAACCAGCATGTCAACCGTTCTTTGTGTCGCAGGCATCAAATACCAGAGGTGATAGTACCGTTGGCGGTGAAGCTGATAGATACAACTTCAATCTCACCAACCGTAGCACTAAACTCTGCGTTGGTAACTAGAGCAGCAAACGACAACTTTTTGTCGCCAGTTTCATCTAGATACAACTCGAAGTTAGCGTTAGCTGGATCTTCGACAGTGAGCGCCTCGTTCAACAAATCAAGCTTGTCACCTGCGCTTGGTGCGTCATAAAGCACCTCGCAGGAGCCAGTGCCACTGACCAGTCCACCGACATAAGCGCGGAAGGTGTCACCGTGATCGGTAACTTCCAACTGCTCTTTGTCGATTGACATTGACCAAGACCGCACAGCAGCGATCTCGCCAAGTGCTGCACCAGCTGCGTCCTTGTCGAACTTAACGGTGCCTTGTTGTCCTCGGTAAAAAGCCATGATCAGATAGCGGTGGTGATGGTGCCGTTGGTCACGAAGTTGACCGTGATGATTTCGATTTCACCAACCGTGGCGGAAAGATCAGCCGATGTCACCACACCGTCAAAGCTAATTTTTTTGTCTCCGCTTGTGTCGAGAAATAACTCAAACGAGGCGGAGCCTGAATCGGTCGGAGTGTTGATGTGATCGATAAAAGCGGCTGTCTCATCAGAAGAAGACGCCGTGTAAATCACCTCGACACTGCCCGATCCCGTGATGATTCCCCCGACGCTGCCGCCATAGGTGTCACCCATCACGGTGGTTTCCAGCACCTCTTTGTCGAGAGTCAGCGACCACGAGCGGGTGCTGGTGATTGCAGAGTTACTAGAGCCTGCGTCGTCGAATTTGACGCTGCCCTCCTCACCTCGATAAAAGGCCATGGTCAGAGTTCCTCGATGGATTCAAAGGTCACACGGACCTGTGTTTGAAAATAGCCCTCGGGAGCTGGTGAAGCCAGTGCCTCTGGACCGGAAGGGGCGTCGAAGTAAACCCCCGACACGTTGACCCTATTGTAAAGGTCTCGAACGCGCTTACCAATGACGTAATTACTTCCGGGACCAACACCCCGTGGAGTAAAGATGTTCATCACCATGATTCCGACAATCAAGTTGTCAGAGTCAGAAGTACCGCCTTGAGTCAAATAATCGTTGTCACCAAAGCTGACCTGACACTGCACCCACGAAGAGTTAGGCGTCGGCTCATAAGGCATGTTGTGGAACACAACAGGAATAACCGGACTGCCTGCCAGCTCAGTTGCCAGGCGAGCTTCGATGGTTGACCTGATGGTATTGAGATCCGCTGCTGCCATCAGATGCCTCCAGTGATCCGCCTCATAACTTTAGGCATCTCCAAAGACACGACTTCTCGCAAAATCAACTGCGGATAACGCTGCGTGACCTTCGGAGTCCCTGTGGTCTTGGGTGGGCTGTTTTGGCCCGGAGCGTATTTGCCTTTCCAAGAAGGCGGCAACGACTCGCCAAACATCACAGCAGGCGCATAGTCCTGAGTATTGGAGCCATTTGGATTGAGCTTTGAACTGACGTAGACACGTCCTGTGAAGCGATTGACTGATTCTTTCTGCCAAGAGCCCAGCAACGTCCCTGTGACTACCGGCGTCCCAAGACCAGGCGGCGTGGAAGTTCTAAGCCTGACAAACAGCTCATTCGTCAGCGAGGTCACCAATCGCTCTAGTTGCGACTCAAACAAATCAGGGATTTGGTCAATCGCAATCTCTGCAGTCCGGCTGATTGTCTTGGGCCTACGCGCCATCCTTACGCCCTCAAGACCAGTTCGTAAGTGATCGCCGTGTTGTCTTGGTCAATCGTCTCAACCTGAATGATCTGATGCACAACACTGCTGATCACCACACGGTCCTTCGTCTCAGGTGCTGTAGCCAGTTCTTTGGCCGCGACGATCAAGCGCTTGTCGCTCGCTTGAATCAGTTCGTTGACCTCACTCTGTTTGATGTTCTCAACTACACCTTTGATGGCCGTATCGCTTTCCGTTTCACCGATCACACCCGTCGTCGTGTTGTAAGCACCGGCCGTGACATACCGGATCGTCACATCAGCGCCCAACGCCTCAATGACGTTGCTGGCAACCTTTTCAAGCGACGAAGCAAGTCCCATCAGAGGTTATAGGCAAGGCAAGCGCCGCTGGTCAGCGTGATGCTCGTAATGATTCCGCAGATGTAGGTGTCAGCCACAAAAGTCTCGCCGGCCAAGCTGTTGCCGGTTGCGTTCTTCACCGTGATTGCACTGATCACGCTGTCTTCTTTGAAGTAGATCTTGCTGAACCTGCCGGTATGAGCACTCCCGTCAGAGATGAACTCGAAGCCGCCTGAGAGATCTGCGTACATGGTCAGCTCCGTTTGATAGCGATGTTGCCTGGTCCACTAATTCTAAGACCCGTCAAGTACCTTTCAAACATCGGCGGGACGTGATCAGCACCAACAGCACCAGCCTTGTCGGGCGTCACGTTGATGCTGCCAATCTGAACGTTCTTGTAATCGTTCAGGCCGCTGAGACTGATGCCATCGGTGTTGTTCTTGAGGTAGACGGCAAGCTCAATCTGAGCACGCTTCACCTGATCCGGGATCTCGGTGTCGGTGAAGTAATCCTCAGAGATGCGGAAAGGGAAGCCAGTGGCGTACGTATTGACGTAGGTATCGGGCTTTCGCACGCCAGTACGCGGCCATTGCCTTGCTTGCGTATCAGTGGCGCGTGCGCCTAAAAATCTTTCGCGGTCCAAACGTTCAGCCGCAGCTGTCAAAGCACGGTTG